AGAGTTTCCGACACAAGAATATTCATTCCTCTTAGAGGCAACACGATAATCAAATGCCTTTTACAAAATTCTCAAACCTAGATTTCGATCAGATAAGAACTTCTATCAAAGATTATCTTCGTGCAAATTCGAATTTCACTGACTTTGATTTTGAAGGTTCTAATTTTTCAGTATTAATTGACACTCTAGCATATAACACTTATATAACGGCATTCAATTCAAATATGATTGTCAACGAATCTTTCTTAGATTCGGCAACGCTTCGGCAAAATGTTGTTTCTTTGGCTAGAAACATTGGATATGTACCAAGATCTAGAACCTCTGCAAGAGCAAAGATTTCATTTGACGTTGATGTTTCGGGATTAAGTAATGGAAGCGTCTTAACGCTGAAGAGAGGGGTCGTATGTGTTGGATCAGCGAGCGATACCACATATACATTTTCAACGTATGAGGATATTTCTACTACAGTAACCGATGGTGTTGCATCATTTACTGAAATTAATGTCAATCAAGGAACTTTATTGAGTAAATCATTTACGGTAAATGGTTCTTTAGATCAAAAATTTGTACTTGGAAATCCATATATTGACTCATCAACTCTTAGTGTTTTTGTTGCAAAGGATGATGAGACTGGATTAGGTGTTGAATACAGTTTAGTTAGTAATATTTTAAATATTGATTCTACTTCTAGAATATATTTACTTCAAGAGATACAAGATGAGAAATATGAATTGTTATTTGGAGATGGGATATTCGGTGAAAAACTAGAAGACGGATCAAAAATCACTGCATACTATATTGTCAGCGATGGTGAAAATGGTAACGGTGCCTCACAGTTCTCCTTTGCGGGAGTTTTAAGGGACTCTGGAGATAATTTGATATCCCCAACTAATGTAAGTATAACAACCGTTCAGTCCTCTCAGGGAGGGTCTGAGATAGAGTCTCTTAGTTCAATTAAGTATTATGCTCCAAAGAGTTATTCGGCACAGTCTAGAGCGGTCACGGCAAGAGATTACGAAGCAATTATACAAAAGATATATCCCGATGCAGAGTCTATCTCTATAGTTGGTGGAGAGGAACTTGATCCACCAAGATTTGGTACGGTTTTAATTAGTGTAAAACCAAAAAATGGAACCTTTGTGACTGATTTTGATAAGAGTAGAATATTATCCCAGTTAAAACAATATAGCGTTTCTGGTATCAATCAGGAAATAATTGATCTCAAGGTACTTTACGTTGAGATTGATTCTGCAGTTTATTATGATTATTCCCAGGTGTCTAATGTAGAATCTTTGAAGACAAAGGTATTAGACTCTCTTACAAATTATTCCAACTCCTTAGACTTAAATAAGTTTGGTGGAAGATTAAAATATAGCAAACTTCTCCAAGTTATTGATAAAACTGATACTGCAATAACTTCTAATATAACAAAGGTCAAAATAAGAAGAGATTTAAAGGCTAAAATAAACCAATTAGCAAACTATGAATTATGTTATGGCAATAGATTCCATGTAAATTCTAAAGGGTTTAATATAAAATCTACAGGATTTAAAATTTCAGGTGAAGAAGGCACTGTATATTTTACAGATACTCCAAATTCTGATGGTAAAACTGGAGTTATTTCTATTGTAAGACCACTTGATGATGATAATACTAGAGTTGTCGTAAAATCTGCAGGTACAGTTGATTATGAAAAAGGTGAGATAATAGTTGGACCTTTAGTGATTACATCAACAGATGTTAAAAATGATGTTATAGAAATTCAAGCATTCCCAGATTCTAATGATGTTATTGGTTTGAAGGACCTTTATTTGAGTTTTAATATTTCAAAAAGCACAATAAATATTGTGAGAGATGTGATATCTTCAGGTGATGAAATATCGGGAACGGTATTTGCTAGAGATTTTTATACTTCAAGTTATTCAAACGGCCAATTAGTAAGAAAGTAGTATGATACAAACTGGAATTGAATCTAGGGTAAAGATTCAACAAGTTATTGAAAATCATCTTCCAGAATTTATTTTGGATGAGAATCCAAAAGCACTGGATTTCCTTAAGCAATATTATATTTCCCAGGAATATCAGGGAGGTCCAACAGATCTTGCTGATAATTTAGATCAATATCTAAAACTTGACAATTTAACACCAGAAGTAGTTGTAGGTTTTACATCTCTATCCTCTGCGATAGGAACTGATGATACAACAATTAATGTTTCCAGTACAAAAGGATTTCCACAATCATATGGTCTCCTGAAAATTGATAATGAAATAATTACATATACTGGATCAACATCAAATAGTTTCACTGGATGTGTACGTGGATTTAGTGGAATAACAAGTTATCATCAAGATTTAGAATTAGAAGAATTAGTTTTCTCCACATCGTCTCAAGAAGAGCACGCATCTGATTCTAAAATTCAGAATCTAAGTTCTTTATTTTTAAAAGAATTTTATAAAAAGCAGAAATATACATTCTTACCTGGTCTTGAAGACGTTGATCTAACATCTTCATTAAATGCTGGTAACTTTATAAAAGAATCTAAATCTTTATATCAATCAAAAGGAACCGAAGAATCATTCAGAATTCTTTTTAATGTATTATTCAATGAAACTCCAAAGGTTATTAACCTAGAGGATTATTTGATCAAACCATCTTTTGCAGATTATGTCAGAAGAGATGTTGTTATTGCAGAAGCAATTTCCGGAAATCCAAGAAATTTAACGGGACAAACTATTAAGAAAGTAGATGAAGATTCTACTAGTGCATCTATATCTGAAGTAGAAGAGTTTACCAGAAATAATAAAACTTTCTATAAGTTATTTTTATTTGTTGGATACGATGACACTCCAACAATTCAAGGTGAATTTGTTGTAACTCCAGCATCAAAAGTAATTAATGGTGTTTCTATCGGATCCTCTGTAATTACTGTTGATTCTACGGTTGGATTTGCTCAAACTGGATCTATCATAAGTGGAATTAACACGATTACATATACTTCCAAATCATTGAATCAATTTTTTGGATGTTCTGGAGTAGTTAGTTCTATTAGTGTTGGTGATGATGTAAGATCAAAAGATATTTACTATGGATATGAAAATGGAGATTTAACTAAGAGAGTAGAAATTAAATTAAATGGAATCTTATCAGATTTTATTAGTGTCAGTGATAATTTAGACTTGCAACCAGGCGAAGAGATAAAAATAAAACATCTTGGAAAAGTAATTGATAATCCAGAGCAAAATAAGACATATGAAGAAGCATTTGCAAACTCTTGGATTTATAACACTGCTTCAAAGTATGAGATATCTGATATTAGTAATTTCACATTAGCAAGCACAATTGATAGATCTAGTTTAAAAATTGGTGATTTGGTTCAAGTTATTAGGCAAAGTGATCAGTTAATTGTTGCAGATAATGCTACAGTTTCTGCGATTAATAAGACAGATAATAGAGCAGTTCTAAGTAATTTAAGTTATATTTCCGGACACCCCGATTCAAGTGGATCTACAAAATATGAGTTAAGAAGAAAAATTAATACGGCAAATACCAATTCTGTTCCTTTTGAATTTGGCAATGATTCAATAACCTCAGATGTTCAAAATGTATATCTGGATGATGATGGATATGCATATGTAGCGTCAAACTCATTACCATCCGGTAGATCTGGAGTGACTACAGATTATTGTTATACAATTTCAAAATCTATTAAACAGTATGAAATTTCCAATTCTGTTGGGTTTACAACTGATGTAGACACTGATGGCACTTTTTCAACAATTGTTTTTGAAGTTGATACTGAATTCAGAACTGGAGATAGAATATTCTATGAAGCAGAAACTACGCCTCTGACTGGATTGGAAAGTGAGAGAGATTATTACGTTGAGGTTTTATCGGATCCTAAACGAATCAAGTTATATTTTTCAGGTTCTTCCATAGAAACTGGATCTAATGTTGCTTTTTCTGCTCCTGCAGATAGTGGATTGCACAAATTCACTCTATACAGTCAGAGATCAGCAAAAATTGGATCTCAAAAATTATTCACAAAGTTTTACTTAGGTAGTGAGATTGAAACTGGAACTGGCGAAAGCACAACTCCAGGTTCAGTTGGGATGCTAATCAATGGTGTTGAAATTCATAATTATAAATCTGCCGATAAAATTTATTACGGACCAATTGATTCTGCATCCGTATTAACTGGGGGTAGTGGTTATGATGTAATTAATCCTCCCCTAATTGATGTAGAAGGATCTGCCACTGTTAGACCTGTTATTTCGGGTAAAGTTGATAGTGTAATAGTAGATTCCCAAGACTTTGATATTGCAGAAGTAGTTTCTATTGGAGTAACCGGTGGAAATGGATCTGGTGCAGTTATTGAAGCATCTTTATCCCAAAGAAGAAGAGAAATATTATTTGATGGAAGATCAACAACTGCATCTGGAGGAATCAGTACAACTACTAATCAAATAACCTTTGGCCAAGATCATAATATTAATGATGGGGATCAATTAATTTATAATTCTGGTGGAAATACTCCTATTGGTATTGGAACAACTAGTGGAGATACTTTAGTAGATAATGCAATTTATTTTGCACAAGTTGATAATACCACTACCATTACAATTTTTGAAACTGAAAATGATTAC